ATTACCAGAACCAACCGGTTACAAAATTCTTTGCGGAGTGCCCGACATTTCCGACAAGATTGATGGAACTGATTTGGATCTGATAAGACCATCCCAATACGCGGTACAAGAACAACACGCTACAACCGTTTTGTTTGTGCTTAAGGTTGGGCCCGATGCATATAAAGACCCAGAAAAGTACCCCACTGGAGCGTGGTGCAAGCCTGGAGATTTTGTGCTAACTCGTACTTATTCTGGTACGCGTTTTAAAATTTTCGGCAAAGAATTTAGGCTCATCAACGATGACCAAGTCGATGCTGTTGTTGAAGACCCCCGCGGCATAAGCCGTGCATAAAGGACAAATATGAACGAACCATACAAGTTCCCCGATGAAACCGATGAACTACCTCAAGCTGCGGAAGCAAACGAGGAAGAAATCGAAATTGAAATCATCGATGACACCCCAGAACGCGACAAAGGCAAACAGCCTTTAAACAAAGAAGTTCCAGATCCAACTGACGATGAAATTGCCAGTTACTCTCAGAATGTACAAAGCCGCATCAAGGAATTGACGCATGCTAGACACGATGAGAGACGTAAAGCCGAAGCGGCTATGCGGGAAAAACAGGAGCTTGAAAGCCTTGCTAGACAGTTAATTGAAGAGAACAAGTCTCTAAAAAGCAACGTCCAAGCGGGCCATCAAATGATTGCGTCTTCTGCCAAAGAAAAGGCTGAAGCTGACCTGGTATTGGCGAGAAAACAGTATAAAGAGGCTCAAGAAGCCTACGATACTGATGCCATTATTGCGGCTCAAGAGGCTTTGACTGAGGCTAAATGGCGCATTGAATCATTGAAAAATTACCGTCCTGCTTTACAAGAGCGAGAAAATACGGTACAAACTCAACCTAGACAGACTCAATCTGTACAACCAGACGAAAAATCCCTGCGCTGGCAGGCAAAAAACCAGTGGTTTGGTTCGCAAGGGTTTGAAGAAGTTACCAGCTTTGCGCTAGGGCTGCATCAAAAACTAGTCAACTCGGGTGTAGACCCGCGCTCCGATGAATATTATCAACAGATAGATTCACGCATCAAAAACACGTTCCCGGAAGTATTCGGTGAACAAAAATCGGCACAAGCCGCAAAGCGTCCTTCGAATGTAGTTGCTCCAGCGTCACGATCTTCTGGCGTAAAAAAGGTTCAATTGACTCCGACGCAAGCAGCGTTAGTGAAGAAATTTAATCTTGATCCCAAGAAGTATTACCTTGAACAACAGAAATTGGAGGCACAAAATGGTTGATGTTAAGAAAACTCGTGATATTGAAACCCGTGATAAAGAAGTTCGTAAGGAGTACAAACCTTCGAGCCAATTGCCAGACCCAACACCCGAGCCTGGTTTTGTGTATCGTTACGTTATGACACACATATTAGGTAAGGCGGATCACACCAGATTGTCTCGCATGAGACGTGACGGCTGGGAACCAGTCAAGGCGGCAGACCATCCCGAGCTAATGCTTGAGGGGAATAATGAGGGCAACGTAGAAGTCGGTGGTTTGATTCTGTGCAAAAACACACAAGAAAACTTTGACGCCTACCAGCGCTATTATGCCAAGCAAGCACAAGATCAGATGGAGTCAGTGGACAACAGTTTCATGAAAGACAATGACCCCAGGATGCGCAAGTTTTCGGATAGAACATCCACAACGACACGCGGTACTGGGTTTGGCGCAAGATAATTTAATTCAGGAGTCCTAAATGGCTTATCCAATTATTCCCGCTCCATACGGGTTTAAAGCGGTCAGTGAGTTCGGCGGATTACCCTATTCTGGGTCAACTCGCATGTATCCCATTGCTACTGCTTATGGTACATCGTTGTTCAATGGTGACATTGTTCAGCTCTCTAACGGTAGCATTGTTGCCACCACCATGTCTGCTGCCTCTAGCCCTGCTACTCCTGTAGCCGGTACATTGGGTATCTTTGTTGGTGCTGAGTACACAAACTCTTCCAGCCAAATCGTTCGCGGTCAATACTGGCCTGCAAGCACATCATCTAACTATGCAGTTGGATATGTGATTGACGATCCCCGTACTGTGTTCAAAGCAGTGATGGTTGCTCAAGGTACTTCCTTGTCCAACACCGCTTCCACAGTTGGCTATGCTAACCCCACCTTCATTGGTTCTAACCTCTATGCCGTCACAGGTACAGCAGGTAACACCACGACTGGTGACTCAGCAATGGCCGTCTCTGGTGCTGTGATCAGCTCTGGTACATCTGGTAATACTCGTATTGCTACATTGCTACCTTTCCGCTGTGTTAGCGTGGTGCAAGATACTGCTGTTACCGTTTCTGCCGTTGGCGGAAATGCCAGCACATCTGGTACTACTATTACATTGACAGCTGCAAACACTGCTATCCAGCCCGGAATGCAATTGATTGCTCAAGGCGTAAGTGGCGTTGCCCAAGGTAACTATATTTCTGTAACCAACGTTAGCGGCACAACCGTTACTTTGGCTTCCAGTATTTCTGTTCCCACAGGCACGAACTTATCTTTCGTTGGTTTCCCTGAAGTTTTGGTCGTATGGAATGCAACATTCCAAGGTATGACTAACACTGCTGGTGTTTAATTAAGGAGCACTTAAATGGCTATTTCACGCGCACAACTGCTTAAAGAGTTGCTCCCTGGTTTGAACGCATTGTTCGGTCTAGAGTACGCCCGTTACGGCGAAGAGCACAAAGAGATCTACGAAACTGAGAAATCAGAGCGTAGCTTTGAAGAAGAAACAAAACTGTCAGGCTTCTCAGCTGCACCAGTCAAGGCCGAGGGTACAGCTCTCAGCTATGACAATGCGCAAGAGGCTTTCACAGCACGTTACAACCACGAGACCATTGCTTTGGGTTTCTCAATCACTGAAGAGGCGATTGAGGATAATTTGTACGACAGCTTGTCTGCTCGCTACACCAAAGGCTTGGCCCGTGCGATGGCTTACACCAAACAGGTGAAAGCTGCCAACGTGTTGAACAACGCCTACAACGCTGCCTATCCTGGTGGTGATGGCGTGTCTTTGTTGAACTCTGCTCACCCCTTGGTGAACGGTGGCACAAACGCCAACACTCCTTCCACAGCGGCTGACTTGAACGAGACTTCTCTTGAAAATGCCGTCATTCAGATCGCTGCTTGGACAGACGAGCGTGGTCTTTTGATCGCCGCACGCCCCAAGAAGTTGATTGTTCCTCCAGCACTAATGTTTGTTGCAACACGTTTGCTCGAAACAGAATTGCGTGTTGGCACAAACAACAATGACATTAACGCTCTCAAGAACAACGGTTCAATCCCTGAAGGTTATACCGTTAACCACTTCTTGACCGCAACTAATGCATGGTTCTTGACCACAGACGTTCCAAATGGCTTGAAGCACTTTGAGCGTACACCTCTCCAGAATTCAATGGACGGGGACTTCGACACCGGTAACGTGAGATACAAGTCTCGCGAGCGCTATAGCTTCGGTTGGAGTGATCCTCTCGGAATCTATGGTTCATATTGATTAAATTAAACATTTAATTAATTAAAGGGGGCTTCACAAGAGCCCCTTTTTCTCGTACTATAATTACCTGTATCGTAATCAAGGAGTACACATGGACTACCCAGCCACAAGAGCAGAGGCAAAAAAAATCGGCAGTAAGTACTATTTCACTGGACAACCCTGCAAACATGGGCATATCGCTTTGCGTAAAACAAAAGGCTCATGTCTTGACTGCCTAAAGGTGGAGTGGGATAAAGGCAATGAAACCAGAGCAGAATACTTTAAACAATATAATCAATCCGAGGCGTCTCAAAAGGCCAAGAAAGAATATTACGAGCGCAATAAAGAACAAGTAATTGCAAGGGCGGCAGCTCGACCTGTCGAGCAACGGCGTTTACATAGAGAAAAATACAAAACACAAAACCCTGAGTTGTATAAAGCTCTTAACAGTGTACGCAAACGTAGGCATAAGAACGCCACACCCAAGTGGATAACGCCAGAACAAAAGCTGGCCATGCGAAATCTGTATTTAAAGGCGCAAGAGCTCAGTAAAATAGCTGGGCAAAGGTATGTAGTTGACCATATTATTCCGCTCATCTCAGAGTCTGTATGTGGCCTACATGTGCCTTGGAATCTGCGTGTTATTACGCAAGAAGAGAATTTAAAAAAGTCTAACAAACTTGTTGACACCATGCGTGTATAGTGTATATTGTAGGTTGTCTGGGATTTTTTCTCTTGTTGCCAGCCCGCCCAGGGGTCACGATGCAACGATTAACAAGAGACTTTTGCATAAGGAATTATCATGGCACGCAGTACATTTGACGGCCCAATCATAAGCGGTGATAACCGTTTCGGCCCCCTTCGCGATATTGGATATACAGTTTTAGAGCAAGACTGCTATATTGATTTGTCAAACACAACTCTTGGTACTGCTGGCTACAGTGGTGGTTCAGGACAGTTTGTTTCTTCCAATACCATTCCCAATTTGCAGGGCGTTGTCTATACACCCAATTCTACGTTTGTCGCTACTGGCCCAACCGTACAGACTCTACCTGCTGATACTTCTACTCAGGTGTATCGTGGTGTGGTAATGTATGTGCCCATTAATAGCCAAATCATTACTTTTGATATTGACTATATCTCTGCCATCACTGGCGAGAGCGGCGCAACATTGAGTAATGTGAGCGTGTTTGTTTCTAACAATTACACTGCTGGTGGCGGAACACCTGTTTACGCTACTGCTGCTCTTGGCACAACCACAGTGGGTACTGCTGGTCGTCAAACCATCACTTTCACTGGCACAAATTTGTTGAACATGACTGCCACAACTTCGGATATTCAAAACCCCCAAGTTGGTACACAGCCTAGCTTCTTCTCTCAAGTTGTGTTTACATTGTCCATTACTGGTACAAGTGTTGCGGCTCCTACTGGCGGTAAGTTCAACTTTACAATGCGCTACGCACAGAACGACCCCAATATTGGCAACTTGACAACTTACCCCTACGGTAACTTCGACTGATCTTCTGGGGGCTTCGGCCCCCGTCTTTAATTAAGGAGATTATTCATGGCACAAAGTCCAAATGGTGTACCCAGCACGGGCAACATCGTTAATTCAATTACAAGACAAGCGCTTTACGAAC